CAATAGCAACGCGCGGGAGCAAGCCCATAACGCTAAAGCCTCATGGGTCCACAACTGTGGATCTATGGGGCTTTTTTTATTGGGGAGGAAACAATGGAATTTCTAACAGCAATCGCACTTTTGGCATTCGCATGGCTGGCAACATTGTCCGGGGTTTTGGTTGGCGGGCACCTAGTTTACAAGGCGAGCGGCAACGCCGGGGACTTGTTTAGCACAGGCAAGGGCGGGGCCTATCACATTGATGATGGCTTAGACGCTCCCGAGCCGGATTTAAGCGAGCAGGTTCCGGAAAGTCTTGCAAAGCACATGGACCGCTTTAGGCAGTCTTTTGACCCTGGCGAAACCATTTTCGGGGCAAGCGGCGGATATCAGAGATACGGCAAGCATGGGGCTGCAAGACCATTTGAAGCGCCAGAACCGCCGAAACCAGAGCACGGAGATATGACAGATGGCCAAAACGCAACAGAAGCCAAATCCGAAACCGGCAAAGTCTAAGAATAAGAAGTCGCCGAAAGACCCAACCCCGGTCATGGATGTGGTCTGTCCCCAGTGCAAGGGGCGGTATCACGAGACAACCGAGCATTTTGATCCGGTCCGTTTGCCCAACACTTCAATGGCCAGGCTTAAAGAGCCGTATCGCTCATGGGGATGGGAGGATTTCAACACTCCGCCGCCGGGAGACGGACCAGGGCATATGAACTGTCCCAACTGCGGGGCGGCCTATGTTTCACCAAAAATGGGGCTGATCGTGCGGCCACAAAAGAAGGGAGATAAGCAAGATGGCAGGACAGAAGAAGAGTAACAAAGGCACCGGAGGGCCTCACGGCTCTTATCTGACAAGGAAAGAAAACCAAAGGGCAAGGCTTGATAAGGCTTTTAATCATCAGAGCAAAAAGCCCAAAGCTCCGAAGCCCAAAAAAGGGGAATAACCATGCAACAGCCGACCTCTCTTGCAGCAGCACCCATGCCAGACCCCAAGTGGACAATCGCCAACCCTCCGCCTGAAGGGGATAAGGATGTTGCGGCTTGGGCCTGGCAGATGTTTGAGCTGGCCCGGGAAGAGCGGGACCGGCTTGGCCTGCCTGAGCGGTGGTCCACCAATTACCAGCTTTACCGGGGAACCCATAGCCTGCAGCGCATGCGAAATTCCCACAACGTTGTTGAGCTGAACCTTTTTTTTGCCAATGTGGAGCGCACCAAGGCCAATATCACGGCCAGAAATCCTCAGTTTGAAGTGGTGAGCCTGTCCGGGGATGATCCGGACCAAAACGACCGCAAATTAACCGCCTCTGGTACCAAGTGGTGGAAAGATTCGCGGCAGAAGCGCAAGCTGTCCACAACTGTGCTGCAAATGGAGATCTACGGTATCACCATTGAAAAGCCGTTTTGGAACACTGAAAAGAAGCGGCCTGATGTGGCGGTTATTGATCCTTTCGCATTTTTTCCGGCCCCTGGCTACTACGATGATATAAGCCTGGATGCGCCTTATGTATGCCATGCCTACCCGGAAACAGTTGAGGTGGTGGAAGAGGCTTACGGTGTGGATGGGATTTTGCCGTCTGACGTGTATTCAATTCTTGGAGAAAACCGGGAAGATGACCGGCCGGCCATGGTGAGACAGCACCAGATTGCCAATCCTTCAGCGCATTATGATAACCGGGCTTCACTGGTTCGCCATGACTTTTCTGACCGCAATTTCCGGGAGCGGCGGGCGCTGGTGGTTGAGGTGTGGGTAAGGGACTACACCACAGAAAAGGTTGAGGAAATTGTCGCCGAAGATGAGGAAACCGGGGCCATTGTAACCGCTGAAGTCGAGCGCATGAAATACCCCGGCGGTATCCGCTGCATTACTGTGACCAATAATGGCCAGAAATTGCTGGCCGACATGCCCAACCCCAACATCAACCCGCACATTGACCGGGAGCACGCGCAAAACTCGTTTCTATTCTGGCGTTTTCCCTTTGCCCTTGGCACCAGCTACGAGGACCCGACAACCATCTGGGGCTTTTCGGCAGCCGAGCAAGTGGGGGATCTTAATCTTAAAATCGACCAGGTGTTTTCCCGAATGTTCGGGTGGGCCTCCCGGGTGATGTTTCCGCCGTTGATCATACCCCAGGATTCCGGAATTCCAAGGTCTTCAGTTACAGCAAAGCCGAATCTGGTTTTAGAGCCGAAAAATTCTACCGTGGCGCAAGCTATCAGGTTTGTGGACGTTCCAAACGTGCCCCAGCAGTTATTCAACTTTTTCGATATGTTCGTCCAGCTCTATGACCGGATTTACCAGATCGAGGATGCGGACCGGGGAGAAGCGCCCACCGGCGTTATTGCAGCTGCGGCAATTATGGCCTTGCAGGAACGAAATGCTGTGCTGATTCAAAAAAAGATCAGTGCAGTTGATGAGCTGGTGGAGTTTCGGGGCCAGGCTTTTGTGTCCATGCTCCAGCAGTTTTCCATCCAGACCGAGGCTGTGGAAGTGGCCGGCGAAATAGGGCAGTTCCGGGGAACTGATTTGCGCGACCGGGAATTTAATTTTGTTGTTGAGTCTGGCAGCACCATGCCCAGGACATCCCTGCAGCTCAGGGCTGATGCTGAAAAAGCCTATCAGCTCGGCGCTATTGACCGGCAGGCATACCTTGAGGCTATCGAGTTTCCGCGTGCTCAGGAGATTATTGAGCGTGTGGGCGAAGGCCAGATGGGGCAGGCGATCCAGTTGCTTGTCCAGGCCGGGCTGCCCGAAGAGCCTCCGGGCGATGGAAGTATCTACGATCTGTTTAACGCCCAGGTGCTTCAGCAGGTATTGCAGGAAACCCAGGGCGGTCCTGGCAACAGGCCGCAGAATCCGCAGAAAGCCAGGCAGTCGGAGGCAGGACAGGGACGGCAACGGGAAGAAATGACCGAGTCTGCGAAGGCAGGCCAGGAAATGACAGCGGGAGTTTAAAGTATGCCATTATATGACTTTAAATGCCAAAGATGCGAAAATCAGTTTGAATTGTTTATGTCCATCAATCATCCGCGCACCGCTGTTTGTTGCCCTAAGTGCGGGGCATGGGCAAAGCGTGTTATTGTGGCCGGCCATGGCGGCATCCAGAGAGATGAGCCCACCTGGTTAAACGATCAGGTCAGGGGTTGCCTGCAGGATGATGATGATATTGCCGACGGCCTGGAAAAGCCTATTGAAACCAGGACCGAGTATAAGCGGTATCTTAAAGAACATGGGATTGTGGAGCGGGCGTAATTAAAAAGAGGGGATGTTATGAAATCGGTATCGAAAATCATTAGTGCAGAGGACACATGGAGCGATGGGATTGCTCCGGAAAACTGGATGCATGGTGTGAACATCGGCCAGTTAAATGTATCTGTGGTAGGTAATTCTACTGACAACACCATCCAAGTCCAGCGGAAATTTCCGGATGATAACGAGTGGAGGACGGTAACTGACCAGTATGGCAATATCATACAATGGACTGGCAATGTTGAAACCAGATTGATGGACACACAGCAGGGGGTAAAATACCGGATTGGTTGCCCTGCTGGTGGGTATGTGTCCGGAAGTCCTGTGGCGCAACTGAGCAAATAAGGCATCGCCATGTTAAAATCTATAATACAACCTATAATACAACCTATAATCCAGCCTATTGTTGGCCAATGGGATACATTGCCTGCCCCTGCTGCGTTAAGTGCAGAGATAGACGAAACTTCCGGCGGCATTCTGCTCACAGCCTCCGAAGTCACCGGAGCTGACTCCTACAGCTACTACGTCTCCATCGACGGCGGCGCATACACCGAAATAGCCAGCGGCCAGGACACAACCTACACCTACACGCCCACGGAAGCGGGAACGTACACTTTCGGCGTTACGGCAGTCAAGGGATCGAGCGAAAGCGCCATGACAACAACAGCGGCAAGTGGGCTGTTCGATGATGTCCCAGACGCCGAGGGCATTGCGCTGATGGCTTTCTACGAGGCCACGAATGGCGATAGCTGGACGGATAACACGAACTGGATGACTGATCCAACGGTTGGAAATTGGTATGGCGTGACGGTATCCGGTGGACATGTGACCGAGATAGCCCTGCCGAGTAATAACCTTGTGGGTGACATCTCCGACATCACCCTCGTCGAACTTACCAGCCTGATCCTGCTTGACCTTGGCGGCAATGCTTCGCTTGTCGATACGCCAG